GACCGAATCGTTCCTACAAGGAATGAGAGGTCTTTTTGAAGATCATTATGTATCAATCCCTGACGACAAATATGATGTACTTGAGAGCATGGTAGAAAAACTTGATGATATGGAGACAAAACTCAACGAGCAAATTGAAAGAAATATTTCACTCAACAAGCGTCTTGCAGAGTCGGTTGCTGATGGAATCTTTGATAACGTTTCAGAGGGTCTAGCACTCTCTCAAAAAGAAAAGCTCGCTTCACTTGCTGAAAGTGTTGAGTTTGGAAGTGAAAAAGAATATCGTGAAAAGTTGGTAGCTTTGAGGGAATCATATTTCCCATCAAAAACTTCTACCCCAAAAGCAAAGGCAGAAAATCTAACTGAAGAAGCAGATATCAATGCTGAGTATATCTCAGAGCAGATGAATGCATATCTACAGATGGCTTCTAAAATTGCTAAAAACTGAATTTAATATTAAATCAAACACACTTTAAGAGGTAAACCGCAATGTTTCAATCAGAAAGATTGCAGGAAAAGTGGGCACCCCTTCTTAACCATGAGGGTCTTGATCCAATCAAAGATTCACATAGAAAGGCTGTAACTGCTGTCCTGCTAGAAAACCAAGAAAAATTCCTAAGAGAGCAACAAGCTTTCAATCAGTCAGGTTCATTCCTTACTGAATCTCCAACAATGTCAGCTGGCACTGGTGGATTTACAGGTGCTTCCGCTGAAGGCGGTCCTGTAGCTGGTTTTGATCCCGTACTGATTTCTCTAATCAGACGTTCTATGCCTAACCTGGTCGCTTATGACCTCGCTGGCGTTCAACCAATGACTGGTCCTACTGGACTAATCTTTGCAATGCGTTCACGCTATACTGATCAGAATGGTCAGGAAGCACTATTTGATGAAGCAGATACTCGCTTCTCTGGTCAGAATACTGCTGGCGATCTTGCACAAACTGGATATACCAGCCCATCTGGTGATGTCGGTATTGGTACAACTGCAGCACAATCTGGCAACACCAACCCAGGTCTTCTAAACGCTTCTGGCGAGTATAACGTTTCTGGTGGTATGAACACTGGAGATGCAGAAGGTCTAGGTTATGGTGACAATGCAGGTTTCAACGAAATGGCCTTCTCAATCGAGAAGATCACCGTTGCTGCAAAGTCAAGAGCACTCAAAGCTGAGTATTCACTAGAACTCGCTCAAGACCTCAAGGCAATCCACGGTCTAAATGCTGAGGCAGAACTTGCTAACATTCTTTCTAGCGAGATTCTTGCTGAAATCAACCGTGAAGTTATCCGTAGCATCTACATCACTGCAGAAGCTGGTGCTCAGCAGAATGTTGCTGTTTCTGGTCAGTTTGACCTTGATGTTGACTCCAACGGTCGTTGGTCAGTTGAGAAGTTCAAGGGTCTACTTTTCCAAATCGAGCGCGATGCTAACCAAATCGCAACCAGAACTCGTCGTGGAAAGGGCAACATCATCCTCTGCTCCGCAGATGTTGCTTCCGCTCTAACCATGGCAGGTGTACTTGATTATACCCCTGCACTAAATGCAAACCTCAACGTAGATGATACTGGCAATACCTTTGCTGGTACTCTAATGGGCAAGTATCGCGTATATATTGACCCATATGCTGCTAACCTAACTAATCGTTCTGGTAGTGCTGGCAACGTTGGTGGTAACCAGTATTATGTTGTAGGTTATAAGGGTTCTTCCCCTTATGATGCAGGTCTATTCTACTGCCCATATGTACCCCTACAGATGGTACGTGCAGTTGGAGAAAACTCCTTCCAGCCTAAGATTGGATTTAAGACTCGTTATGGTCTTGTTGCTAATCCATTCGCTGAAGGTGGACTTGCTTCTGGCGCATCAACCACACTTGGTCGCCTTGCAGCAGACACCAACCGTTATTACAGAAGAGTTCTTGTTAAGAACCTTATGTGATCCAAACCTAATAGGTTTAAATATACACAGAGACCCGAAAGGGTCTCTTTTTTTATCTTTATCTAAATACTTAAAAACAATAAAAAAATGACAGAAAGTTATAAAAAATTTGAGTATGAAAGTGTACAAAATAGAAACTTTTTATCAACAGTAAAATTTAGATTTATTTTGAACAGAGCACCGAAAGTTTCTTTCTTTGCAAACTCTGTCAATATTCCAGGAATGACTCTTGGTGTGGCAGAACAACCAAACTATCTCAATCCAATACCAGTTCCTGGGGATAATATGGTTTTTGATGATTTTAATCTTAGATTTCTTGTTGATGAAGATTTAAGAAACTATATGGAAATACAGCATTGGATGAGAGGTTTAGGATTTCCAGAAAATCTAGCAGAAATATATGATTTTCAAAATAACCTAGAAGCATATCAAAACGTACCAGATTATAAAACTGATATGAACTTATATTCTGATGGAACATTATTAGTAACTACTAGCAATGAAAATAATAACTATAATATTATTTTTAAACGAATGTTTCCATATAGATTATCAGAATTAAATTTTGATGCCACAAGTACGGATGAAGAATATTTTACAGCTGATGTCAGTTTTAAATATATGATGTATAATATTACAGACTCTCAAGGAGAATTTTTAAGAAACGTATATGATTGATCTTGAAAAAATACAATCTATGTGGGAAAATGATTCCAAAATAGATATTGATAATCTTCACGAAGAAAGTTTAAAATGTCCATCATTACATGCAAAGTATTTTGATTTGTATAATAACATAGTTTTATTGAGAAAAAAAGCAGATCAGCAGAAAAGAAAAATAAGGCACGAAAAGCATCAATATTATTCTGGTAAAGCGGATCCAGATGTTTATATTGAAAATCCTTTTCCCAAAAAAATAAGAGATAAAACTGATATGGAAAGATATTTGGATGCTGATCAAAGTTTATCTCAAATAACTTTAAAAGTAGAATATTATGATGTTATGTTAAAATATATTGAAGATATTTTAAAGCAGATTCATAATAGAACATATCAAATTAAAAACTCTATTGAGTTTATGAGATTTCAATCAGGGTTAGGATAAGCACACATAAATAAGTATAACAAAGATTTTTTGTTATATGTGTGACGTAAAAATACATAAAAAGAATGAGGTTTACATTAAGTTAGAATGTGAACCTCATATTTTATATGAAATGCAAGAATATTTTACATTTGAGGTTCCTGGTGCAAAGTTTATGCCTCAGATGAGAAGTAAGCATTGGGATGGAATGATACGCCTTCTTTCAGTTCATACTGGAGAAATATATGTTGGTTTATTGGATAAAGTTATTGAAAAGTTAAAACTACACAATTATACATACGAGTTTATAGAAAATAAGTTTTATGGTCTTCCATTTGAAGTAAATGAAGAAATTTCATTAGAAGGCGTAAAAGATTATATGCATTCTATATGTGCTTTCAAACCTCGTGATTATCAAATTGAGGCAGTATATGGTGCTCTAAGGTATAACAGAAAATTATTAATAAGCCCCACTGCATCTGGCAAATCGTTGATGATTTATTCTGTTGTAAGATATTATGTGGATAAAAATAAAAAAATTCTTTTAGTTGTTCCAACGACATCTCTTGTAGAGCAGATGTACAAGGATTTCCAAGATTATGGTTGGGATGCTGATTCATATTGTCATAAGATTTATAGTGGTAGAGAAAAAACAAATAATTGCCAAGTAACAATAACAACTTGGCAATCTATCTACAAGTTGGAGAAAAGTTGGTATTCAGAATATGATGTAGTGATTGGAGATGAAGCTCATCTTTTCAAAAGCAAGTCTCTGATAAGCATAATGAATAAGTTACATTCATGCAAGTACAGATTTGGGTTCACAGGAACTTTAGACGGCACACAGACGCATAAATGGGTCTTAGAAGGAGTTTTTGGACCATCATATAAAGTAACAAGAACTAAAGAGTTAATGGATAAAGGACATCTATCTAAACTTAATATAAGATGCTTAACTCTAAAACACAATCCCCAAAAGTTTAATACTTTTGAAGATGAAGTTCAATTCATTATTAATAATACAAAAAGGAATAAGTTCATTAAAAACTTAGTGGTAAGTTTAACAGGAAATACTCTTGTTCTGTTTTCACGAATAGAAGGTCATGGTGTTCCACTTTTTGAACTAATAAATAATTCTACCGAAGAGAACAGAAAAGTATTTTTTGTTCATGGAGGTGTTGATACAGTCGAGAGAGAAAAAGTTAGAGAAATAACAGAAAGAGAAAATAATGCAATCATTATTGCTTCTTACGGAGTATTCTCTACTGGCATTAACATTAAAAACTTACATAACGTTGTTTTTGCATCCCCAAGTAAATCAAGAATAAGAAACCTACAATCTATAGGTAGAGTTTTAAGAAAAGGGAATAATAAAACAAAAGCAGTTCTTTATGATATTGCTGATGATTGTACATATAACTCACAAAAAAATTATACTTTAAATCACTTTATTGAAAGAATAAAAATATATAACGAAGAAAACTTTAACTATGAAATAATCCCAGTTAACTTATCCCTATGATGGAAGAAGATTTTTATGCATCAATTAAATTTAAAAATGGTGAAGAAATATTTGCAATAGTTTCTTACTCTGAAGAAGAAGGAGAAGATTTACTAATAGTAACTAATCCTATTACAGTAAAAGAACTGAAAACAAGACATGGACATGGATATAAAGTTGAACCTTGGTTAAAGACAACTGATGAAGATATGTTTATTGTTAAGATGAATGATATTTTGACAATCAGTCAATCAAATAACATGGAAATGATAAAAATGCACACATCATTTACAAAAAAGTTTGGTATCTCCTCTAAAAGATCTCTAAATGATACTGATTCTGAAATAACTAGAGATATGGGATATGTTTCTAGCGTCTCTAGATTTAAAGAGATTTTAGAAAAGATCTATAATAATAGCTAAATTAATCATCAAAGAGCGACAAAGAGATTATACACGAATTCTTGGGGTCTTGTCAAGTTGATTAATCTTCTGAATATGTTATAATATCTATATATTATTCAGCAATAAAAATGATTTATACAACAATGCCTAGAGGAAAAAGATCAGAACACTATGTCAACAATAAAGAGTTTCTTTCTGCTCTTATTGATTACCAAATTTCTGTAGAAAAATCTTATTTTAATGAGTTTGGTAAAATTCCAACCAAAGAAGAAAGATCGAAGTTGTGGGATACAAAACCAGTAATACCAAAGTATATTGGACAATGTTTTTTAAAGATTGCAACTCATCTTTCATATAAAACAAACTTTATCAATTATTTGTTTATTGATGATATGATTTCAGATGGAATAGAAAACTGCGTCCAATATATTCATAACTTTAACTCTGATAAATCAAAGAATCCTTTTGCGTATTTTACTCAGATTATTCATTATGCATTTTTGAGAAGAATACAAAAAGAAAAAAGGCAGTTAGAGATTAAGAATAAAATATTAGAAAAAACAGGATATGATGAGGTATTTTGGGATGATACAAATACCATTGACAACTCAAATTATTCTGACTATAATAGCATTAAAGAAAGCGTTCACATGAAAATCAGGTATTAATGAAAGTAGCTATTATTACAGACACTCATTATGGAGCCCGCAAGGGATCTAAAGTATTTCATGACTACTTTGAACTTTTTTATAAAAATATATTCTTTCCTACACTTGAAAAGTATAAAATAAATACCATAATTCATATGGGAGATGCTTTTGATAGTCGTAAATCAATAGAATATACTTCACTAGAATGGTCTAAGGAAGTAGTTTTTGATCCGCTTTCAAAATATGATGTCCATATGATAGTAGGAAATCATGATACATATTTTAAAAATACTAGTAAAGTAAATTCTCCAGATTTACTTCTTAAACATTATCCAAATGTAAAAACATATTCTAATCCACAAGAAGTAACTATTGGTGGACTTGATATTTTATTTTTACCTTGGATAAATGAAAACAATCAAGATATTTCTCTTTCCCTTATTAAAAATACAAAATGTTCTTGTGCAATGGGACATCTTGAAATAAATGGTTTTAGAGTTAATCCTCAGATTGTTATGGATCATGGAATAGAAAGCACCCCATTCAAAAAGTTTTCTAAAGTTTTTTCTGGACATTATCATACCAGATCTGATGATGGAAGAATTTTTTACTTAGGAAATCCTTACGAAATGTTTTGGAGTGATGTGGACGACACAAGAGGATTTACAATATTTGATACAGAAACTTTAGAACATTTTCATATCAATAATCCATATAAACTTTTTCATGTTTTAGAATATGATGATAAAAATGAAAAAGATTCATTTAAATATTTGCATTTTGATTCATCGGAATATGAAAATAAGTTTATTAAAGTTATTGTAAAAAATAAAACAAAACCAAAACAATATGAAAAGTTCTTAGACAAGATTTATCAATCAAATGCTCATGAAGTAAAAATAACAGAACTTTTTACTTCTGAAGAAATGTTTGTTGAAGATGAAATTGATTTGGAAAATACAGTTTCTATTTTAGATAAACATATCGAAGAGACTGATATTGATTTGAATAAAAATGAAATAAAGAGAATAGTTAGAAAAATATATAAAGAAGCGTTTGAGATTTCTTAAATGTATATAATAACTATAGATGGAAGAGAAGACGATGGTGCTTACTCAGTACGAGATGAATATGGGGAAAAAATCTTGTATATTTTTGAAGAAGAAGATGATGCTGTAAGATTTGCTATGATGCTTGAAGAAAATGGCTCACCTAAAATGAACTGTATAGAAGTTCAAGAAGAACTTTTAGTTCAAGCTTGTGAAATGCACGGGCATAAGTATAAAATATTTACCATCGATGATTTTGTAATACCACCAGATTTATGATTACTTTCAAAAAGATCAGATACAAAAATTTCCTTTCTTCTGGAAATAGTTTCACAGAAATAGATTTAAATAAGAGTAATACTACCTTGATTATTGGTCAGAATGGATCTGGAAAAAGTACTTTTTTGGATGCATTAACTTTTTCTCTTTTTAGTAAGTCTTTTAGAGGAATCAATAAACCACAACTAATAAATTCTACAAATGATAAAGATTGTTTGGTTGAGATTGAGTTCACTATAGGAACTGTAGATTGGAAAGTTTGTAGAGGAATAAAACCAAATATTTTTAAAATCTACAAAAATGATGAAATGCTAGATCAAGATTCATCTTCAGCAGAACAACAAAAATGGTTTGAGCAAAATGTTTTGAGAATGAACTACAGCTCATTTACTCAGATTGTTATTCTTGGTAGTAGTAACTTTGTTCCTTTTATGCAACTTCCTGCGGGAAGTCGTAGGGAAGTTATTGAAGATCTTCTTGACATTAAAATATTTTCTCTGATGAATCATGTCATAAAAGATAAACTTAAGAATCTCAAAAATGAAACTATTAAACTAGACTTAAAAAAAGAATCTCTAGAAGAAAAATGCCAAATGCAAAAAAGTTTTATTTTAGATATTGAAAATAGAGGGAAAGAATATATTAAAAGTAAAACAAAGGAGATTAATAATCTAATCTCAGAAGAAAATGAAATAGAAAAAGAAGTTATTGAATGTGAAGATAAGATAAATGATTTAAAAATACAGTTAGAAAA